CACCAGTTCCACCAATGTAAGCACCGCCTGAGAGGTAGAGGTCTTTGAAGCGACCAGACGCAATTCCAAGATCAATAGCTGCATCACGTTTATCCATGCCATTTGCATCAAAGGGTATCAGCGCATTATCAGCGTAACCTTGGAATGCTAACCCTGAATCACCATTGGCAATATACAATACATCATAGCCAGAACCGCTATCAACCCCAATAGTTCCAATGGTAGAAGAGTCTTTTTGGAGACGTAAAATTTCTCCTTCCGTACTTAGTCTATTGTGTAACCAAGTAAATCCATTTCTAGTTGAATATCCTGCTCCTTGCCCAAAGAAAACGTGTCCTGCATCAGCTTGGGTATCAACAGTTTTGCCAATCAAAAGAGCGCCACCGCTATCTAGACGCATACGTTCCGCTGCAACGGTTCCAAACTGCAAACTATCATTTCCGTGAGCATATTGAATATAACCTCTATAACGGGCTGAACCTGATGTAGCATCACCGAAATGAATAGTATTATTTCCGCTTGTACTACCTAACATTTGAATTATCGTAGAGGCCGAAGAAGTGTTACCTAGTTGTAATGGCCCAAATCCTGCATTAGAAGTGGAACCTATATTAACGTTACCACTACTATCAATACGCATACGTTCTGTTGCAGATGTAGCAAGTAACATTGCATCAGTGTTATTATCATACTGAAGATAGCCACGATAAACATTTGAGCCAGATGTACCATCACCCATTAGGAGGCTACACTGCCTATCTGAATCACTTATAAGACTAATTTCTGCATTGGTTCCTGATTTAACCAGACTTAATTGACGCACTGGACTTGAAGTTCCAATTCCAACACTACCGCCTAAAGGTTGTAAATTTAAATTATAAAAAGTTGAACCATCGTCAGCATATGCCTGAATACCCTTGTCTCCATCAGCATTGCCAAAGAAGTCTAATTTACTTCCAGTGTTATCTTGAAATCTTACTTGCTCAGTAGTGTCAGAAGCATAAGTAGCGGAAACATTTAAACCAGAACTTACAAGTGAACCTGTTACAGTTACACCTGTGGAGGTAGTAGCAAGTTTTACAGCATTGTCGTAGTAAAGACTTACTGCACCGTTATTAGCAGCAAACAAATAATTCTCACTGTTATCAGCATTGTTTAGCTCAAGATTATTAGCTTGTATTCTTAGGTTGCCTGTCCCACTGTCTTGTATGATGCTGCGACTGCCATCATGGTAAATCTGTAGATCATCACCGTCACCAAGTCTAATCTTGTCGTTATCACCCAAGTCCACCGTCTGTGCGTTGGCACTGTCTATAGTTACAGTAGTTCCAGAGACAGTCAGGTTACCGCCTATAGTAGCATTACCACTAACGTCAGCAGCCGTAGTGCTTAGATTTACTGCTCGTGAACCAATGTAACCACCCATTAGGTTATCTCCATGTAACTCATTGTGACTGAGAGTTTGTCTGCGACACTACAATCAACTTTTAGAATGTCACCAACGTTCATGTTTATCTTTCCTTCTAGTGGTGAAAGTGTAGCACCAGTAGGAATGGGAACATCTTTAATTAGATGTGCTGTCGTGTTTTGTGTTTGTCCTGATTGTGTTGTAGTGCTTACTAGTGTTACTGAGGCTGTGACTTGTGCTGAATGTACATTTGCTAGTGTCATGCCAATCATAACTATAGTACTACCGCTTGGCACTGTATAGATAGTCTCAGGAGTCCCCGAACTAGCAGGAGCTAAATCCCTAGTTAGTAATTTAAAAGTGTTTGCCATTTTACTATCCTAATGCGATTGCCATTGAAATTGCTTCTGTTGTTGCTTGTGTGCTAACGAATGCTTTGATTGATTGTTGCGTAGCCACCTTTGTATTAGAGTCAGAAGCAAAATCGTCTTCGTCCAATATGGCAGATCCTGATACTGCTGTATTAAGAACTGCGCTTGTTAATGTTTTATTTGTTAATGTGTCTGTTGTAGTTTTACCGACTAGTGTATCCGTTGTGGCAGGAAGAGTCAAGGTAATATTGCCACTAAATGCTGAGTGCGCTGGTGCTTGTAGCCTGGCGTAGTGAGCATTGCTAGACTCACAGTAGAAGTCTACATAGGATTGTGTTCCATTGTTCTTGATTGATATAGCACCCTGAGAGATGCTAACACCTGACGCACCGCCAAAAGTAGTTGTACCTGTCATTGCAGGAGCAGCTAGTGTTTTGTTTGTTAGGGTATCTGTTGTGGTTCTACCAACTAGTGTGTCTGTAGTAGCAGGTAATGTTAGAGTAATGTTACCACTAAATGCAGAGTGAGCAGGAGCCTGAAGTCTTGCTCTGTGAGCGTTTGATACTTCACAGTAAAAGTCTACGTAAGACTGTGTACCATTGTTTTTTATAGATACAGAACCCTGACCAAGCGTTACACCGTTTGATCCACCCACTATAACACTGTCTGCCTCAAGGTTTGATATAAGAGTACCAGTTGTTATAGAAAGATCACCAGTAGAAGCACCAGTAAAAGTACCTGTACCTAGTTTGAATTTGTTTTCACTTTCATCAAAACCAATAAAAGCGTTAGCATCACTGCCACGCTCTATAACAATACCAGCATCACCTGAAGCTGAACCACTAGTTCCATTTGCTAGTTCTATTAGTTTGTCAGCTATAACAGAGTTTGTTGAACTTAGTGTAGTAGTCGTACCCGTTACTGTAAGATTACCACCTACAGTTAAATTACCACTTGCATCCTTGAACAAAGCCTTATCAGCAGGGTAGGTCATAAATATTTCTTTTGACCCACTACCAAAGTTAACTGCTGATGTACCATTAGAGCCAGCGAGAACAGTTGTACGACTTAGGGTGTTACCTGTGTTCCAAGTGCCTATCCCTACTTCCCATTCATCTGTTCCTACCGTGGTATGTGCGACACTATAGTAAGTAGTATCTCCGTTTGACATATAAGTTTGGAATGCGTCAAACGTTGCAGAAGAACCACCCAAACTATAAGCACTTGTGCCAGTAGTCGTGGTGGTTTCTTTTACACGATCTTTTAAAATAAAAGCCATTTATAAAGCCTTACTATGTGATACGGATAACTGCGTTAGATGCGTCTGCTGTTGGAAAGACTATAGTAAAGTCACCGTTGGTAGCTGTAACTGTGCCTCCAAAATTAAACACTGCTATAGCTTTGTTAGATGCTGATGAATTATATATTATAGCACCATCTGCAGATATGGTTAAAGTAGAAAATACTTCATCTGCAAAGTCAACAAAAGCAGTGCTTCCCGATAGTGATATTGATGCACTATCTAAGTTTTGTCCACCTGCACTGTAGCCAGTACCTGAAGCCTCGTCTGAGTTTCCTGTAACATCAGAATAATTTGTAGTAGCTGCACCATACGTTCCAGAAGGTGAAGCTTTAATTAGAGCTATTTTTAGTGTATGTGTGTCTAAATCGTGAACACCTCCAAGTAGCTCTTGTTTGAAGCTGTTACACATTGCCGTTGTAATTCCCATTTGGAGATGTCCTCTTTAGGTTAATATACACAAAGAGGCCAACCGAAGTCAGCCTCTAAGTTTATCTTGATTAAGCAGCGTTGTATCGTGCTGTCACCAATGCTTGTGGGCGTAAGATTTTACGTCCGTAAAGGTGCATACCACGTACAATGTCTGCAAATGAGTCGGGATCTCTATAGTTCTCAACTTTGTTCATTTGCTCTGCAGAAGCAACAGCTTCTTCTTGACCTGCTAGGATAATACCGAAGTTGTCATCTTGTGCAGTTGTGCCAGAAGTTCCTGCTCCAGTACCGTCTGAAGGTAGGTTGTTTGAAACGTAGACTTTAAAGCCATGGATGTTTCCAGCAACCAATCCATTTTGTAGACCTGCTCCACCGAAGTCTGAATTTAGAAGACGTGAATCTTCATCCTTCAACATTTCCATGAAGATTGGATCGACAACTAGGTAACGTCCACGTGAGTCAACATCACCTGTATCCAACTGACGTGCCATTCTTGCAATAAGTTGCAATGGTGATGCAGTTGTAGTTCCCTTTGAAGTTGCGCCTGGTAGTCTAGGTGCTAGAGGGATAGAGTCACCAGTTGTGCCAGATGAAGCTGAAGTTGAGATGTTAGACATGTCAGACATATCTAGCTGGTTCGCTTTCAGAAATTCACCGTTTAGCTCGTTTGCTGTTGGGTGCTGTGCAGAACCAGAAACAGCGGTTGAGTATTGACCACTATCTGCAGTACCTGTCATGTACTTCAAGACATCTACATCAATAGCGTCAGCCATTTTATATGCTGCTCTGTCTGCAGCTAGGCTTACGAAGTCGATGTGTGAAAACTGCTCTTCGATGTCATCCATTTTAAAAGCAAAGTAGTTAGCTTGGTCAATGGTTAACGAGAAGTCAGTGTCATCTAGTTTCTGTACAGAAATACCTGTGTGACGCTCTAGTGCGTTAACAGTTACGTCTGGTTCTTTTTGGATGCGTACAACGTCACCCTGATTTGCAATGTCACCAAAATATGAGTTGTTGGTAATTGCGCTTATTACAGACGATCTTCGCAATGCGATTTGCGCCTGTTTGGAAAACATTATCGGGCTAAAGTTGCCGTCAAAGCCTCCACTTGCTGATGTAATAGCCATAATTAAAATCTCCTTTATAGATATGGCGTGGGATTAGTACACTACATATCCACCATGAAGAGGCCAACGTCTTCGGGTAGTCCATAAGGGGCCGATTATTTTGGGTAAGTCTTTTGTGTGGCTAGTGCTTGATTAAGCATACACATTAACTGTTGTGTATATGCTATAGTTTTATCTACAATACTTAGTTTGTCAACTATTTTCTTGACATATCGTAAATAAATCTTCCGTTACGTTGAGCGTCAAGTATTTCTTCTTGTCGCTTTTCGTATTCCTTTATAGACATTGCAGCTACGTCTGACTCTTTGACGTACTTACTAGCTTCATCTGCTTCTGGTTTAGCTGCACCTTTTGTCTTGACTGATGATGCTGCTGCTTTGTCTGAGCTATTAGTTTTCTTAGTCTGAATGCCTGTGTCTATTTTATATAAATCTATTACACGTGCTACAGACTTTGCATCTTCTGTATTCTCATATAAAGCATCCTGTACCCACTTAGGTTGTTCTTTTGCCCAAGTATGGAAGGAATCATCTTCACGTATCTGTGCAAAATCAGGATGCATACCTGCTAGTTCAGCTTCAGCCTTTTCACGTTTAGCTGTAATACGTAGCTCTTCAAACTCAGCCATACGTGCTTCAAGATCTTTAGCTGTAGCTTTAGACTTCTTGTCTGCTATGGCTTCAACTATACCTGCTACATCAGGATACTCTTTACTCCAAGCTTCTAACTCTTCGTCAGTCTTGGGTATTACAAGTTCATTCTTTGAAGCTTTATCTAGCTGCGCTTGTAGTGCTTCTAGCTTTGCGTTAAACTCTTCTTCTTTCTTCTGTGAATGTCTACGCAGATCACCATAACGTTTCTTAAAGTTTTTTTCTTCTGCATTTAAATCTTCTTCTTGTGCTTCAACTTTTGGTTTTTCTTCTTGTTTGGTATCACTCTCTGCCTGTACTGGTTCAGCTTTAGGCTCTTCGCTACTGGGTTTATCTTCAGTACT